TGAAAGAAGTTCTGCAGCTGTAACAGTGTCAGAAGCAAAAGCAGTAGCTGACTGTGTATAATCACTGTCATTTCTTGCTAAGTGAAGTAGTCCTTCAAAAGCAGCTCCGCCTGTTCCGTATACACCATCAGCATCATCACCAGCTAGGATAGCATTTTCGATACCTCTAGCATGAGATCTTACCATAGATTCTCTAATTAAAGGAAGAATCGGTAAGATTGCATCTTCTTCTGTCTCATTTCCTAAGTATGATTGTGAAATCAATTTCTTAGTTGAAAGAGTTCTTTCAGTCATAGTTACACCAGTAAAAGGTGCTCCGTATGCATCGCCTCTGGTATCTAAGTTACCATAAGGAGATGATCCAGTTGCGGCTTGGTTAGAAGTAAATTCTGCATAGCCTGCATCTGGTAAGATTGGGATAATCATATTCGCAGAAGTCATAGCGATTTCTCTAAATAGAGGAGCTAATACTAATTCGTTTTCGATATCTCTTTCGATGTTTGTTGAAACAACTTGTTCAAAATCAGCAGATGAAACTTCAACACCTGAATGTTGATTAACTTTTTCCATCAAAGATTTTGCCATTGGAGTATCCCATCCACGTCCAGTAGCTAGACCTGCAAATTTAGCATCTGCAATGTCTTGCTCGAAGGATTTTTTCCAATCGCCGTTGTTACCTTGTCTGTCAGAGAAATGTCTTTTAGACTCACGAATATTCATGATTTCTTCAGACTTTTCTGCTAGTTGAGCTTCTAGTGATTTAACAACAGTCTCTAAGTTAGAGTAGTTATCGTTCACACGCTTTTCAACGTCAGACATTAATTTTTCAGCACCTGTTAATCCAGCTTGGATTACAGTTTTTTGCTCTTCCTGTTTTGCTTCCTCGGAGGCTTTTTGAACTTCAGCTTCTTCAGTTGCTTTTTGAGCAGCTTCTTCTGCAGCCTTCTGTTCAGCAGCTTTAAGTTCAGCTTGTTTCATTGCATAGCTAGCAACTGCTTTTTCAGCAGCTTCTGCAGCAAATGACTCAAGATTAAACTCTGGGTTGCTCTCAGGAGATTGTTTTTCTTTTGACATATTTGTCTCCATTTCTTTGGCTTTCGCCGTACTTGGCTGCTCAATTTCAACAGCATCTGCTGAATCGTTTAAGTTAGCCGTATAAAAAGTATGCTTATACTTGTTGTATTCTTCCATACTATCAAATGATTTGCTTAATCCAAAAGTTGCCCCTTGGTTGCAAGGTATTGATACTACAGATACTTCAAAAAGCTCCGCGTCCTTTATTTTATATCCGTCAGTTTCAGTCATATAATCAGCGTCCTTGACTTTGAAACCAACAGAAAAAGCTCCAAGGACACCGTCTTTAATTAATTGTGTTACATCTCCAGCAGCTTTAGAGATCTTTGCAGATATTTCTAAGCCGTTTTCTGTAACTTTTAAATCTTTTGCTCGACCAATCGGTTTGTCATAGTTATGATTGAATAAGATGATAGGATTACCTTTATAGTTTTCCAATCCACCTTTAGTCCAAGCATCAGCTTCGATTATGTCGCCCGCTCTATCAAGAGCATTAGTACTAGCAGATCCTTTAATATCTACACCACCATCTTCGTTTTCGCCTAGTGATTTAAAAGTGCTAGTCCAGTGATAAATTTTATTTGACATCTTTCTTCTCCGCTTTCTTAGCAGGCGCTTTTGCTTTTGCTTTTGGTGCGGGAGTAGGAGCTGGAGCTGGCGCTTCAACTACTTCGACTGGATGTCGTTTTTTCATGGCAGATAAAACTCTGTTCCAAGAACCAAAATTCCTTCTAAGAATATAGTCTTTAACAGGTACGTCAGTACCATGGCCTTTATAAGTTGCTAAATCCATGTTTTCTACCCCTTTTTCTGCAAAGAAATCAGAGAGTGCTTTAGCCATCATATTTTTTGTCATAATTATTCTTCCTCTATTGGTGACGACTCTGGTGGTCGACCTCCCTCTTCAGGATTAACGGCAGAACCCGCAATATTTTGCGGTACTCTTGGATCGTCAAATCCGTCTACAGGTTCTTTGCCTATTGCCTCTCTTGCTTCGTTTGGACTTATAATTCCAGTATTTACAAGTGTTGCATAATAAGCTGCTTGGTCTCTCAGTTCTGGTTGTAAAGCAGGTATTCCTGTTACATCCTCAGATAGTGAGAACCCAAAATATCGTTCTAATGCATATCCGATCTTTCTTACGATTGGTAAGATAGTCTCAAGATAGTACAATCTGTGATTTGGTCTTATGTTTGCGTTATTACCACCGTCCATTAAGATGGGTGGTATTCCCATAGCTTCTAATATGATTTTCTCGTTTGCTGTAATTGAACTTTGAAAATCTAATTCTTTAAAATTAATATTTGTTAGAGTAGATACATCTAAACCACCGTCTAGTATAAGAGGACGTCTGCCTCCTGTTGTTGGATTATATCTCATGCTCCATGCTTGTAACATTCTTTCTTTGATTTTTTCAGAAAGAGTATTTGGTGATTTAAGTACTAATCCTGGAACTGCTCCGTTTTTGAAGAAGTTATCTTGAAAACTTCTCATATTGCTAAGTAACTGCATTGTTCTAAATGCTGGTTTTAATCTTGGAGTTCCTCTATAAATGGAGTTAAAACTATTCTCTTTTATATGTATAATTTCATTTACAGAATAGTCTATGCTGTTATCATATGTAAACTTTTCAATATAATTTACATCATCAGAGTAAATTGTTACTTTGTTCGCTGGTAAATGGTACATATGATTGCCGTCAAAATATATAAATATATTACCATCTATCATTAAGTCAATAATTAAGTTTCTTTTAAATGTACTAATATCCTGAAAAGGGTTAGGTTCAACATTTAAAAGTAAATTAACTTTTGATTTACGAATGTTTTTTAGTATACTGTTTGTGCCGTTTATCTTTTCCCCAACTGCAAAAGGGATCTCAGAGACATCATCAACAATCATGTTGACAGCTCTGTTCACAATTTCTAGTTGTTCGTACGCATTTCTATAATTAGTGACTACTTCTCGAGAGTCAATAGTCATTCCCTCGTTTCTAGAAATGACGTATTGGGAAGGATTCAGTTTTTCTTCAGTACCTCTTCCTAATAATCTGTCATACCATGCCATATTTTTCTCTCTGTTTCTCGACCCAACGTTTTTGTTTCTCTGCTGTAATCAATTTGGGTCTTTTACCATATATTGAATGTAATCGTAAATGATGTTTATGGCAGAGGGTTACTGTATATTCGTACACTTTCTCCCAATTATCATCAATAAAGGACTTTCGAAGTGCTAGGATGTCTTGCTCATTCTCTATAATATATTTTTCTTTTTTCAACCAAGCTTCTAGTAATTCGGTCAGTCCGTAGTAGTGATGAAAATCTAATTCTATATTGCTTTCGCAAATATAACAACTACTTTGTTTTTTGTATTGTGATTTAGCTTTGTCTCGTACGTATTTAACTAAATCTCTTTTTAATTTCATATTTATACTTCTTAATTAGAATTATACCAAAATTACACATCATATGTCAAGAACTGTTTTTTACAGGTCTTACTAAAACGTAGTGGCTGTAGTTTCAAATGTATATAGTGCATATCGTAATGCATCAGCCATGTGGGATGACATATTGTGTTTTGGTTTTTCTTTTAATAAATTAGGGTTCGGATCCCATTGGTATTGATCTAATGATATCTGGCATTGTTTGCATTTCTGATCTACAATAAGATCATCGTTATCCACGATTCCTGCGACATGACCAATACCGTCTAGTACTGATTTCTTTGCATTAATAGTACTAATGTCATAGTTTTGTGCGAAATCGTATCTTGTTTGCTGAGCAGCAGAATCAATATAGATATAATCAACATCCCATTTATCAATTAATTTTCGAATTTGTACTGCGTGTTGTTCTGTTGTGCGTTCTGCATCCATATACTCATCTACTAAATAATATTTCTTATTGTCCCAATCATAGGCTATTACACAAAGTGCTGTTGGATCTTTGTATCCTACGTCAAGACCTGCAAAAACATCCATTTGACTAGTATCTAATTCTGTTAAATCTGCTGTACATTCTTCATGATTAAATGCCCAGACTTGTCCTTCAAAGACATTAAAGTCTGCCATATATTCTTGATTAAATTCTGCTTGAGACATTGTTTTCTTTGCTTCAATAATATCTGCTTCAGATACTCGAGGATTTTCGTGATAAGTAGCTTTTATACTACACCACTCTGGAAAT